GCCCAGTTACTTGTGCTATCTCGGCGCTTAATCACTACCATTCCAGCATCACAGCCTAAGTTATGACTAATAGAACGTGTGTTTGCCCCATTCCCAGTATATGTCACCACATCAAAGAACTTAGGGGCTTTGCGGAATGTCCATCCACAGTAATTATAGTTATTATTATTCACTTTTGCATTAGTGCCTTTATTATAACCATCTGAATTAAAGCCCGTAATGTAGCCAGTCCGTGTCTCTTCATTAAGAGTACTATTACTGGATATGTCTTTATTAGCACCTCTTTCTGTATCAATAAGAGTGTGCCATGTAGCAGTATTTCTATTCTTGACCCAAACCAGCCCCCCTTCGCCAGATAAGTCAATATTATTTACGACACTATCATTTACTTCAGTACCTTTCCAAATATCAGTACTGAACACTTCATCAACATCAAGGCCACCACCACCAGCAGCAGACACCATTAACTTTTTAATATTGCTCATTCTATATTACCCTAAGTTTAAACCTGCTGTGAAGCCTTGCCAAGTTGTACCACCATCATGTGTGTAGAACACAAACTGATCTACTGCAGATGCTGTACTTGTAAGCCGTGGCGCACCTGATGCTGCATACTGATCTAAGTTAGGCCACACTACAGCAACAGGCCATGTAACAGTATAACCACTAGCACTTGCATCCTGTACAAGCTTCAATGAAAACCCATAGGCTGTACCGCTTGCAGGAGGATTACTAAAGGTGAACGTAGTGTTCTCACTTAGTGTGCTACTAAATACGTTACCTGCCTCACAGTTAATCGTTGTTGCATTACTTGATGAAGTAACAGCTTGATAGGTTTCATTGTAGGATGATACTATAAGTTCACCATCAATGTCAACATCACCAGTGTAAGTTTCTAGTGAAAAGCTTGTAAGTTTACCATCAAGCTGTGTTTGAATGCTTGACGTTACACCGTCTACAAAGTTAAGCTCTGTTGTGCTTGCTGTAATACCATCTAGTGTGTTCAGTTCAGCAGTTGATAAAGTTGCACCATCAAGAATGTTTAGCTCTGCACCTGTTGCAGTTACAGCAGTACCACCTAGAGTAACACCAGTTGTAGTAATTGTAATGTTAGATGAGCCATCAAAGTTAGCAGCACCTGATGTCACACCTGCAATAGCAATAGTACGTGCAGTTGTTAATGTATTTGCGGTATCTGCAACAATAGAACCAGAAGCTGATAAGCTACCATCAACAGTAAGATCACCTGTAACTGTTGCATTACCTGATACAGCTAAAGTTGTAACATTTGCAGTATCAATAGAGCCAGTATCAATATAAGCAGTGCCATCAATATAGATGTCCCGCCACTCAGAACCCACAGCACCCAGATCGTAAGAGTCATCAACATGAGGAATAACGTTTGAAGCAATATCTGCATTTACTGTCACCGTATCTGTAGCGGCATTACCGAGAGTTGTGTTACCATTTACAGTAAGATCACCTGTGTTAGTTTGATTACCTGTAACCGCAAGTGTACTAGACAATGTTGCTGCACCAGTTACACTTAGTGCACCGCCTATAGTGGCTGCATCACCTAAGCTAAGATCACCTGCTAGATAAGCATCTTTATACTTTAGGCTAGATGTACCAAGGTCTACAGTGTTAGTGGTCTTAGGGCGCAGTACAGAAGCTGTGGCAACTACGTCCTGTGACGGTCCAATAACTGTAATGGGTGCACCTTCAGATGTAGTACCGTCATGGGTATGCCCTGTACTAGCATTAAAGGCTGCTTCAACAGCGTTAAATTCATTGTCTAGGTCATCAGCATCAATAACATTACCATTAGCGATGTTATTAGCTGTGTCTGCTCTTACATAACCTGTACCCATGAGTTTTCCTTACTTCCTATTGTTTTCAGCAAATTCAAGTATTGCTGTATCTAACAAAAATGCTGAATTAGAACTATCGTCTTCTATTCTTAGTGCTACTGTATTACCTGAACCTACAATGTTATTGTTAAATGATTGAGTACGAGCCTCACCGAATATAGTAGTACCAAATATTGCAGTATTATTTCCATAAAATCCACCACCACCTGCATTTGAAACTAATGAAAATGTAGCAGGTTGTATTTTGTTTCTATCGTTTTGATTGTACCTAACATTACAGTCAATGTTAATTGCACCAAATGGTTTAATATATAAATCAAGTTTATAGAATGTTTTACGTTTTTGTGGGTCTGTAACAGGCATAAAGGGCGATTCATAGATAGCTACAACATTAGCTCCATCACGTGATGTACCACTTTCCATACGATATACATAACCGTCATTGTTAGAAAACACTACATACTCATTGTCACCAATATACTGTGAATCAGCAATGTATACTTTATAGCCTTTTGTCTCAGCCCACTGAAAACCTGTACCACCTTGGTCAATAAACTTAGTACCTAGTACACCTTTAGCAATACCAACCTTTTCACCGCCCACATAACCAAACATACGATACTGTGCTTTACCACGAATAACTGTACTTGAAAAGTTTTGTGCGTAACCTTGTAGTTCAATTACAGTAGGACGTATGTTCTTGGATGCTACATCAATACCAAAGTCACCAATGCGTTCTGTTGAGCTTAATGTACGTAGTCCATCTGGACCAAGGAACATAACATCAGAACCAACTTCTTGAATTGTGTCAGCACTTAAACAACCAAGGTCTTCGGTAATTGAACTAAGGGTAAAGTCAGCTGCGCTGTTGCCAGTTAACCGCATAATCTTATCACGACAAAATACTATTAAAGAGTCACGATAAACTTTAAGACCTGTGATCTCAGAGTTAAGACCAATACTACCTGCGCCATTAGCAGGATCAAAGTCTGTGTCTGCATAGGGCGCAGTAAATACAAGCTCAGTACCTACACCAAAGAACAATGTACTTTTAAACAGTTCTACAGTGCTTGCACCTTCAACCGCAGTATTACCTGTGCCACTATTGGTAATATACGTCATAGCTTGTGTACTATCAGTATAATATGCAGGGTAGTTTATACCATCAACAAATACAATCTTTAATGCATTGTTAAAGTTATAGCTTACATGACGTGCTTTTGTAAAACTTACATTACTAGCAGTTATAAGTGAAGACCATGCAGGTGTAGCGTCTGTTGTATTAATTAAATAATATACACCACTACGTGCAGCAATAAATCTTTCTTCATCTGCATTTTCAACAACAGCAAGGGCTTGTGTTACACCACTACCAGTTAACTGTGCGTCATCTAGTTTAGTATACCCTGCTACTTTACGATAGCCACCATCAAGTGAAGGCTCAAAGTTCTGCAAAATAAATGCAGAACCTACAGCGTTAATACCTTGTTGCAAGGGGCTAATGTTAGTAACCAACCCACCCGTAAATTGTACAGGAAATGTGGACCAAGCTGTAGTCATACGTTTATACTTTCAATAAACCAAATGTATTTGGGCTGCTGTACCTTACTGTAGAACGTACATAGTCATACGTATTTATATGTAGACTACGCATATACTTAATACTCTGTTCAAACTTTTGTTGTGACAATTGAGCAGATTGATTATCTCCTCTAAATTGATAAGCGTAATACATAGCACCTTCAGTGATCACATGTTTAAATTCTTGTGGTACAGTAGGTACATCATCTTGTAATTCTAACTCTACAGTATTACGATAGTATTCATAAACTAATTCATATGCTTTATCAGGTGTAGGGAATATAATAAATTCTTGACTAGGTGTTCTAGTTACGTAGTTTGGTTTACCACGAATACTTGTAGTATTATTGTACTCATAGTCAGAATACTTGTCAAGGTATTCTTGATAGGTCATGCTTTGTAATTTAGTAGTTGTGATATTTAAGCTACTATTACGTTTAATCCTAAAGCTATTCATGTCAATTGTTTTAGCATCATAAGGATAACCGTAACGTGTGACACCTGCAGTTAGTACATCTTCTTCTTCTACGTGATTCCAAGGCCAACCAAACTCTTCGTGATTGATGTGACGAATAGCGGAATTAACTGCATCTTTAGCTGTATTGTAATAACCTGTAGCTGTAGCAAAGTTAGAACTTGTAAGCTCTACTTCATTAAGCCTACGGTTTACTTCATTTACAAGTCCAAGAAAGTTATATGCCATTATTTTTCCCTCACACGTAGGAATACAGTACGTTCAAATATTAAACCATCAGAGGTAGTAATGTTACAATATAGTTTATATTTAATGTTATCTGTACCAAGCCCCATACGTGCAGTTGCTGTTGTATTTGTACTTGTAGCTGAAACTAATTGAATACCATAAACAATAGGACCACTTGCAACTAGTTCAGTTTTAGTTCCATCTGCATCATCTACATACCATGTAACGGAGTTAATGGTTGCTGGCGCAATAAAACGAGACCAATCAATACTGTAATCGGTTAATTCATCTGGGTCTTTATTGGGCCATTTTAATGACATTCTGTGTTCCTATTATGCTGCACGTACATAGGACGTGTTTGTATTAGAAGATGCGGCAGATATATAAACTGTACGTTGTCTACTATAGTCATCTTTAATTGATTCATAGTCAAACTGAACTGTGATAACTGTTTCATCACCTACCGTAAACGTACTCTGTAAACCCACTGGTAATACTACAGCCTGACAATCTAGTGTGACAGTGTTGCCTGATACTGTACCACCTACACCCTTACCTGCTAGGCTAATATTAGCATCTGCGTCAATTACTATCTCATCACCGTCTACTAGTAGTGAGTCAGTAATAATCTGTAAGCCAAAACCTACAGGCTCAATGATTGGACCTGTCCCAGTAATAAGTGTAATACCTGCACCGTTTACGCTACCTGTAAAGGCTGTAGGCGTAGATATTGTAGGTGTGACACCTGTACCTGTAATAAACGTTAAGCCATCGTCTACAGTACCTGTACCCGCTATACCTGTTGGTAAAACTACTGCCTCTGCAGCGGCTGTTGTACTACCTACTGCACCATTAGCCTGTACGCCGCCTTGACCTGATAAATCTACAATAGTCAGGATAGCAACAGCAGGATCACCAACGGCACCTGTACCTACTACACCAGTAAGCGTAACTGTAATGTCGGCCTGCTCATAGCTCTCACCAAAGGTAGCTACTGAG